GCTAACCCCAGCGAGTTGCTGCCTGCCGACGGAAACAGCCAGTGGGCTGAACTCAACCCCTCCACGATGAAGGGCGGTGATGTGATGATGCCTGACCTGCTTCAAGCTGGTTACCACATTGGTTTGGATACCATTGGACAGTCTCTGCGCAATGCCAATCTCCAATTACGTTCTGATCCCATCATCGCGAAGGCTGATGTTGGACCTTGGAACCAAAGCACCATTGAGGCCGACTTGGCTCGCGTTCCCCTTGAATTGGGTCGTTAAGCATTGATTACATTGTTTACAAATGTAGCCACAATGTGACGCTTATAATATTCGTAATAAATAAATCGCGAATATTATATAAGAAGACAACAGATGGAAAAAGAAGATATTTTAGGATATGTTATAATCATATTGGTTCTCGCAATATGTGGTTATACATACTACGATAACGCGGAAAGTTTTCAGTTGAAATGTATAGTATCATCCGTGGATGGCAATAAATATTGCGTACGTGAGCGCAAACGCATCGCAGAAGCAGCGGATTTATTGGCAACTGTAACTGGCAAGTGCAAATCGCTTGTAGCATATATGAAAGAACATCATAAGGACAGAGACGATGTGAAGCGATTGGTATCGGGATTTAATCCAGACAATGTAATGGAGACATTGCCGACGAGTAGTTATACTGCATATAGTGAGAACAAGGGTGAAAAAGTGGCGTTTTGTTTAAATCAACAGAAAAATGACAACAACAATCTGATAGACGAAAATACTCTCACATTCGTCGCCATCCACGAATTGTCACATATAATGACCGCGTCAATCGGACACAAGAGTGAATTTTGGGCGAATTTTAAGTTTTTATTGGATAATGCCAAAGAAGCAGGAATACACGACCCGATTGATTATAAAAAGAAACCACAGGAGTATTGTGGAATGAAAATTCACGACAACCCATACTATGATGCATAAATAGTCATAGTTGCTATTATCAACAAACTGGAATTTGATTACCATCACTAGAATTATAATCAAATAAATAAGGTGCTAAACTGCTAGATTTAAGCCACCATCTTCAATCCACCCACCAGGTTGGCACCGATACCAAATCCGGCACCACCGCGGGCATTCACTCCCATAGAAGGAATAAACACATCCAGGATGCTGAAAGTGGCAGCAGCAGTGAGGGCGATAATGACTATCTCCTCAACGTTAAGTTGCTTCTTGGGGATGGCAAATGCAGCAAGAGCCACGACTAAACCCTCGATAAGGTACTTTATCGCACGTTTCACTAAATCGTTCAAATCAAGCATTGTGATTGTTATATTATATTGAAACAAAAAAAAAGGAGCCGCGACAATTAATTATATGCTAAATAATTATGCAAGAGTGCTATCCCGTAAATTATATTTTGCAGAAAACACTTAAATAAAGATCTATATAACACTTATACTGCTAAATGTCTAGTTTTGAAAAGAAGCTAAACTCCGACGGAACGAAAAACACTAAATACGTGGACTTGTGCGATGAGGACCCTCCGATCGCTGGACAAAAGTTCGCGTGTATGTCATTTGTCTCTCCTGACAAGATTTTAAAGAAACGCGAGGTTTACTTGTTCAATCAGTTTATTAAGAACTGGGAATTCTCTAAATCAATGGAACGATACTTTGAGTTTATTCATTTCATTGCATACAAGTATAATTTGAAGGTTGAGACATTGATTAATGATTTCAATGAGTTTGTCAAGGAAGAGACTGATAAATTGAAGAAGAGTGGAATTGAGGATGATTATAAAAATTTCTTAGATAAACAGGAAGATAAGCTAAATGAAGCGTTTAACCGTGAACACGCTTTCCAAACTTCTGTGCGTGGTCTTAAAATCAGAGGTGTGTACTCTACACAGGACGAGGCAGAGGAGAGATGCAAAAAGATGCGTGAGCACGACCCGAACCACGACATTTATGTCGGACCCGTTGGCGTTTGGGTGCCGTGGGATCCCGATGCATACAAGACCGGTCGTGTTGAGCACTTGGAGGAGGAGCTGAATGCGCTGCATAAGGAGAAATTGAAGAACGAGGAGATGGCGAAGAAGGAGTTTGAGGAACGTGTTCGCGAAACAAAGAAGAAGGCAATTATGGAGAACATTGAAAAAGCAAACAAAAGTGGAAACGTCCTCACGCAAACGATGGATGCGGAAGGAAATTTAATTGGTGTAAAGGAAACGGTTGATTTTGATAGCAGAGATGCAGTCGTAGTTGAATCTACCAAATTGCGTGACGAGGTGTTGGCAGACGCAAAGAAGAAGGCCGATTAATAATATTTACATGGTAAATACATACGTTATATCATACGTATTTACAACTTACGTGAAATCATAGGCAATTATTAGAGTTACCAAAAAATATATTTAGAAAATATATACATGTCCGACAAAGAAGAACTCAAAGAACCTTTAAAGGAACCGGTCAAAGAACCGGTTGTTGAACCCACTAAACCAGAAGAGATTACGCCCATGGTTCGTGATGAAGTTCCGGTTAAAACCTGCTGTGTAACAAAAAAAGAAACGTTGCCGCTAAATGCTGTGCATATTCTTGGTGTATCTCATTAAATGGAATTGAATGTTGCTGTGTATCGTTGTCCAAATTATGCATTTTTATGAGCGACATTGCAATTTGTTGCAATAAAGCACTGGAAGAAATCGATTGTGACACTCATTAAATTTTGTAAAATAGAAAGGTTTACAACATTTTACACGACGTTACTGTTAGAAAATTGATTACTGTTTGTATCTTACATTTGCATCAATAATCAAACAAAATGAACACCTATTCATACATCGTCCACAAACTTCATTCGCTAAGCGATGAACAATATAATTTTGATATGACCAATTTAAGCATTAATAATCGGGCAGATTATATGAAAATAGACATTGACAATGTGATTAAGCGGTTCGGTTCCCATTCTAGTAGTAATCTGGTACACAATATGATATTTCACATAAAGACAGCAAACAATCTACCCCCGACAGGAACATTAACTAAATTCGAACATTTTATTATGGCAACTGGTCTGGCTTTTATATCTGATGATGTAAAAAAATACATTTATGATTTGCATATTCGCAGTCAACGGCATTACGCTGCATTACGCAAATTTGCACATATATTTAAGGTAAAGCGTGCCCCGATAATAATGAATACCGATTTATATTTAAATGAAATACAAATCACTGAACGCAATGTCATTGTCCTATTACAAAATAATTATCGGTACTTGTTTACCATCACTGATCTGAATAAAATTATAGAAACATCCTTGTGTAACTCGCCCTACTTTATCTCCGAGCCGATACCCGTAAAAAATCCCTATAACAAACTGCCTTTTTCAAAATCAGACCTATATAATATTTATTTCCAAATTAAAGATCGGCTAATACGAACACCCGATGTCTTATATCAATTCTTTCTCAGCAACTTCAATCTTTCCAAATTCAAACGAAATAATCAAGTCTTGATACGAGAAAAATACATTCATCGGTTCACTGAGAATGAAGACCAAGAAACTCTGGTTGATTATATCTACAATGCTCTATCGTTTAATACACATATTAAGATTGATGATGACTTTCCAGACGATGAGTTGGTTCGTATCTTCAAACCCTATTTGCGATTATACTTAGAAATGAACTATTCCATTGACAGTAGTGTTAGACATCGTTCCAAATGCTTATTAATGCACAAGTTGCATATATTTCATATGCACAATCCCCAATTCGGACGACGTTTATATAAATTAAAGAATAAACGAGTGGTCGGGGAGGCTACGTTTAATTCTGACCATATTGAATTTAAAAGGTCACGTGACGATGCTGGATCTTTCCTAAGTTCTCACGCTACACTCCGCTCAGAAAATGACGATTACCAAACACAAAATTCGCATATACATTTTATCAACGAGGATGAAGACGATGAGGAAGAAGCAGAATTCGATGAAGATACTCAATTAGCAGCAGAAGAAAACGCGGCTGAACTGACGCCGTCCGACATAGACCAAACTGAACAAGAAAATGACGATGCCGAACAAAACAGTGACGACGAGTTCAATGAACTTGCTAGAAATGTATATAGCGAAGTCAGACAAAGGCACGAGCAGTTCGCACTACCGATAATAGACAACGAATCATTCGATTTTGATTCGGAGCTGGGAGAAGAAAACGAGGATATGTATGACCCATAAATAAATTCGTTTGTTATTATGTTTACCATTTATTCTTTTTTACGTTAATTGCCGGACCCGCTCGTTTCTTACCTTTGCTTGGGTCATACGCCTCGTCTTCGTCATCAGATCCCATACCCTTTGATATATCCCAGAACTCCTTTGACCCTAGTCTAAAATCGGGATGTTTCTCTGCTTTATACCAAAAAATCTGGTCATTTAATTTGTTGGATTTGGCATTGTTATTAATCACGAGACACTCGAAGTTCTCCGTTGTCTGGTCCATCACCCCACAAAACGCTTCTAATGTCGGAAACATACTCGCATAGTTCTCCCAAATGCGCTTTCTGTTTGTAAGATACGGTTCTCTTAATATAAATACATAATCAATATTTGTTCTCAGATTGGGCGGAATACCCAAAGGATATTGCATTGTAATAATCAACATAATCTTCCAGTGACGACCATTCATAAAAAGCAAACGCATCATTTTATCACGTGTCCACGATTGGTCATATAAACAATCATCTAATATAACAAATGCACGTGGGTCAATCGTCGTCTTGCGATACTGTTCAATCTCCTTGTTCACTTGTTTTAGCACCGTTTTTTGACGTCGCAGCACGTTCTCAATTAACACTGTATTATATTCTTCATGGATAAACAACTTTGGGACGTGGGCTGCATAGAAACCATTTCCGGCTTCTGTTCCTGATATGACGGTTCCTATCGGTATATCTTGATGATAAAATAATAAATCTCTTACTAAAAATGACTTACCTGTATCACGTCGCCCAATCATAACGATTACTGGACCCTTGTTCTCGTCGGGCTTAAATGTAATATCACGCATATTAAACCGTTTTAATTCTAGTGTCATTCGGTGTATAGATACTATTGATAAATTCTTGCTTATGCCTAAACGCAGCTAGACCACACTAAATGTAATGAGTTTAGATATGTGTTTTTTAATATATAAAACCAATATACTATTTAGTTATAAATGTCATCTTTACCCATATTTTCCATTCAGTTATGTAATCACAATAACTTAGATATGGATAGTTTAGAACAATCTTATCATAGTAGTCCCGATGACATTACATATGATTATAATCCTTTCCGGATTAAAAGTTTCCAATCATATAATCCAATGTATGACAGGTTTCTGCCGTTAACTGAAACGAATTACAATTCTATCCAATTAAACCATAAATATCATTTTATAAACCCAGTTACCGTGAAGGACTGTCTTGATGACACTATGCACCAAAAAAACGTGTTTATTAAATATTCACCACTGCTTGACCCCATACGATATATGATTGGAAAATATGCTGCCGAAGGAGATCTTGTGCGCCAGTTGCCACAATTTAATGCTAGTGGGTTTCCAAAACTATATGATAAGAATAATGCAGCATACACTGATTGTTTTTTCTCTTATCTTACCAGCAAAACACTACACGAATATGGTTTTGTGAATGGCATAGATTTTTACGGTAGTTTCCTCGGAGTACAGGATAAATATAAAATGAATGTGGCGGACGACATCGAATATCTGAATACCTCACCATTCTTCAATGAAAATGTAAACAAACTATTTACCATATGCAATCACGATGCTACATCGTATTATGCAGATAGCTCACGTGCCAATCGGATCAAGTTGCGAATATCCAGTGCAAATACTCATAATATTAGTGCTATTTCATTGACGGATATCATAACTGTGGACGAACCCACCGCCGATTTGGGGGAAACCGAAACTGTATATGAGAACCACGGCAAAACAGAAACGTCTAATAAATCATCCAGCAATAGCTCTTCTAGTTCGGACAACAGCGATTATAATGATAGTTCTGACAGCGACGGAGATTGTGACGATAGTATTGATGATGAAGATTGGGAAACTGAGGAAGACGATAGTGAGCGTGGTAACAGCGATAGTAGTGACATTGATTGTGATGATGAAAGTATGTCAGATGATGTGCAGCATGGTTACATTAATAACTTCCCTGTGCAACTAATATGTTTAGAGAAGTGCATTGGTACAATTGACGATTTACTTATAAAACGCAAACTAGACGAGAACAAAGCAGCCGCTGCATTGTTTCAAGTTGTAATGACATTGATTGCTTACCAAAAGATGTTTCATTTCACACATAACGATTTGCATACCAATAATATTATGTATATTGAAACTGACGAACCATATTTATATTACAAGTACGAGAACATCACATATAAGGTGCCAACTTACGGAAGAATATTTAAATTAATAGACTTTGGTCGCAGCATTTATAAATTCAACGGAAATACCATATGCAGCGATAGTTTTGCACCTGGAGGAGATGCCGCCACACAATATAACTGCGAACCCTTTTTTGACAATACCAAACCAGTACTTGAACCTAATTACAGTTTTGATTTGTGTCGTTTGGGATGTTCCATCTATGATTTTATCATTCCCGACGATGAAGACTATTCCAAGTATGATGAACTGCAAAAAACAATACATCGGTGGTGTTTAGATGATAGGGGTAAGAATGTATTGTATAAGAGAAACGGCGACGAACGCTATCCTAATTTCAAATTATATAAGATGGCAGCGAGAACCGTGCATGAACACACTCCACAAGCACAGCTAAAATACCCATTTTTTAAACAGTTTAAGTCTTCTGATAAGAATGCGGCTGTCAAATGTATAGACATTGACAAATTGCCTTGCTGTGTTTAGAATGATTGAATTATCTACTAACTATATTACATATAGTAGATGATTGAGAACGTGGAGGCAACAAGTCCACCAGAACAATGGTATTGTTACATTCTGCGGAATAAACAACCGCAATATAGTCATTTAACGTACAATGGCTCTACGAATAACCCATATCGTCGTCTCAGACAACACAACGAAGAGATTTCTGGGGGTGCAGTTTATACGCACGGGCGTGGGGGAGGGTGGGAAATAT